GGATGGAATACGGTCCGCGAATGATTCCAGCTCTTCCAAAATCCGAGTACAGGCGTCGTGTCAGCCCGGGTCCTTATTACGAAAAATTGCAGCAATCTCATCCGTACAATTCCGATGATGATCCACGATAAGCGAAACCCAGAGGACCTCGACTCGTCACTCGAGGACCACGGTCCCGACTGATTTCGATATCTCCTGCGTGAATTTAAGCTACCAGAAGCGGATATAGAGTTCTTGGTGAGTGTAAATGATGCAATGAAGAAAAAAAACGTGCAAAATTCACAAATTTGAATAAAATATTGACAAAGCGAAAATGCAGAAAACAAAGCCGTCCACGACGAACCAATAGACGAAGAGGTCGACGACCGAGACGACGACAACTCCATACTCAATTCTGATTTCTAATAACCTCCCTTATATGGTAAAAAAAGTAAAGACCGCCTCTCAGATCGAAGACCTCAACCACATGGACTCGACTACAGAGGAGGAGCTCCTCGAGGACCTCGTCACCGCCGTCAAGGGTATGGCGGGTACGAAAATTATAGACGGGTATCTCGACGAAGAGTACAACCCCCAGCTCGCTGGATTTAAGGGAATGGAGATATACGATAAGATGCGACGATCAGACGCGCAAGTTTCTGCGGTCCTTCTTGCAATGGAGCTCCCAATTCGCAACGCTTACTGGGATATTGAGCCTGCGAAAAACGAGGACGATGAGGTGACACCAGAGTACCAGGAGCAAGCGGATTTTACAAAAGAGGCGCTCTTTGAGAAAATGGCGGATGGATGGGATAGCAAGCTCCGTGAAATTCTCACGATGCTCCCGTTCGGTTTCTCACTCTTCGAGAAGGTGTACAAGGTCGAAGACGATCGCGTATGGATAGACAAGCTCGGATTTAGAAAGCAGGTAACGATACAGCGCTGGATCACATCGGCACGACTTCCAGGAGTGACTCAACTCCTCCCAACTCCAGGACCAACTGGAGAGTTCGAAGTATCTATCCCAGGGAAGCAACTCCTCCTTTTTTCATTCCGAAAAGAGGGTGACAATTACTCTGGAATCTCGGTCCTTCGCTCTGCCTATAAAAACTACTTCATCAAAGACAAGCTCTATAAATTCGACGCTGTGAAGCACGAAAGGCAAGGGGTGGGAATACCTATCATCTACATACCGAAAAACGCCAACAAGGCCCAAAAGGCGGTCGCTGCTAACATCGTAAAGAATATCCGAGCCACTGAGCAAACGTGAATCGTCATGCCAGGTGCAAAATCCGACGGCTGGGAGTTCGAATTTGCAGATTTGAAGGCATGAAGCCAAAGCGACCTGTGGGAATCAATCAAACATCACAACCGCGAAATAGCGAAGAACGTACTCGCGCAATTTCTCGAACTCGGTGACACCGGGTCCGGGTCTTTTTCGCTTGGTGCGGATCAATCCGACATCTTCATCTCAAGCCTTACCAGCATCACGAACCAGGTGTGCGAAGTTATCAATAAGCACCTCATCCGAGAGCTCGTAGATATGAACTTCGATACTGACAAGTACCCAAAGCTCCGATGCCAGAAGATAACCAAGACCGATACAGAGAAACTGTCAAATACTATCGCCACACTCGTAGGCGGTGGAATCGTCAATACCGACGAAAGCATCGAGGATTATATGCGTGATATGCTGGGACTCCCAGCACGCCAGGAGGACGAAATGATGGAGGAGGAGGACGATGGTGAAGACGGTGATGAAGGTATGCCAGAAGATGACGGGATGGATGTCGTCTCTGAACTCGAAACCCTCGCCAATAGCGACGGTCCAGAAGCAGAGGAGGAGTTCTCAGACCTTATGGACACGGTCCTAGAGTTTGCAGAAAGCGCAATATTTCGCGCACCGATGACCGACGAGACCAAAAAGAAAATCTCTGAAGCTCTCATGAAAAACAAAGGTGGAAACCTGAAGGGAAAAGTCGAGGTAATGAAAAAGGGAGTATCCGAGACCTCCGATGCAATCGCGAAATCTCGCGCAGAGGTGGCAAGTCTCAAAGCAGAACTCGCAAAGATTCCAAAGGGTCCAGCCGGTAAGGCTCAACGCCAGAAGATAGCAACTCGCGCAAAGGAGATGCTCGCATGAGTCAAAAGGCTCCAGGGAGTGAAGACAAAACAGGCTGCGAACCTGAAAGAAGCTCGCAAAATGATGAAGGAGCGCAAGGCAGTACTGAAGGCAGAAATCACCAGCATACGTGAAAGCGTAAAGGCTGGAAAAACAAGTGCAAAACAAGCGACCGATGGACTCCAGAAAAAGGTACTCGCGAACCGAGCAGAGGTATCAAAGCTGAAGGAGGAGATGAAGAAACTCCCAAAGTGAGATCCACGACGTGAAGCGATCACCGAAACGCTCGACGGTATCTCAAAGGAAAATATGGATATCAAGACCGCGCAAGCTGGAATCAGAACGGCAGCAAAGGTCACTGGAGATGCTGCGAAGGCCACTATCGATAAGAAGAAAACCGACTCAGGACTCTACCATGAACACGATCACGACTGCGATATTGGAACCGAGCTCCCGTCAGTTTTCTCCGATGAGTTCTTTCAAGACATGAGTAAGGCATTCACAAACGATAGAATCGTAAGCCTTATCCGTGGTGCGAAGGATGACGAGTCTCGTACAAAACTCCGAACGCTAGGATTTAAATTCAATGATTTTGAGCTCAACGCGGCAAGGCCGCTCACCTTTGCAGAAAAGAAGGTGAACTTCACAGCTCTTATCACCGCCATGGATACCTACACAAAACTCGTGGAGAATAAAATCGAGGAACTCACTGGAAAACAAAAAGACGACCTCCTGAAGCAAGTAGCAAAGGCCGTAGAAACAAATGATATCAAAGCAGTAGGTACTATCAAAGCCAAGTACACTGGAGAACTATCAAAAGCCCTCGAGGATATCATGAAGGAGGTATTCGAGATAGGGAAAAAGTCGGCAGCATCAGAGATGGCAATCAATGTCCTGGCTACTACCAACGAAATCAAAGCCTGAATGAAGGTACAAGCCCAGGCCATCGTCGATAAGGTCACTGCAGAGATGGAGAACGGTATCAAGACCGCCGTCACTCAGACGGTCCAGAAGAACGGCGGATCCGTCACCAACACTGGGACCACTGAAGCCGTGGCGGCTGCAAGCGCCAATCTTGATAGAGCCATAGAGGGTGCGAAAGCAACTCTCACATCGCTCGGAGTGACAGGGACTATCAATATGGGTCGCGCGTTCGTATTCGAGAGATTCCCAGAGAAGGTGTACGCCTTCCAATTCTCGGCAATCCTCGACTCGAAGACAACTGATACCTGCAGATCACTCGACGGTCGAATCGTGAAGCCAGGATCGTCCGAGTTCTATGATTACTCACCTCCTCGACATTACAGATGCCGCTCGATATGGGTGGAAATCCTCCAGGATGAAGTGTTTAAGCCGGCAATCGATGGGATACCAAGCTCGATACCGAAAAACCCCACCATCGACACGTTTAAGGACCTCCAGTCGCCAATCATTCTCCAGAACTCTCCAGCGGTGAAGGTGGTCCGAAAAGAACTCGAGGAGAGAAAGCAAAAACTTGCAGATCTCGAAGCAACCGGGCAATTCCCGAACCGTCAAGAGGCTCACCGAAAGCGTATAGCAGAACTCGAGGCGTCGCTGAAGGGAATAAAGACCGAGTGAGATAGTGAGTTCTTCGAAGGTGCGAAGAAAGCCCTGGCTCAGTACGGCGTAGAGTTTCAATAACAGACCGACATCAATGTCGCTCACATAAAAATCCCCTCATTGCGAGGGGATTTTTTATCTATTACCGTCACGGGACCAGCGCCTATGGTGTGAGATTTGACATACAAACTCTCATCATTCTTTCTCCCATTTATCAGAATCAAGAATCTTGAAGTATGAGTAATACCAACCTTCTCAACCAGCACCAATAGTGGATATCACGCGACGCTGCCATCATGAAGGGTTCTCGTAGTAGTCTCCAACCTTACACTCGGAAGGCTTGGGGTTTCTTTGCCTTCATTCCCAAAAAGAATTATCCATATAAAATAGTGGTTATTTTTTCTCACCGAATGACATAGATAGCGCAATCACCCAGCCTATGAGAGTCCAACCGAAAAACAGATTGACGACGATCGTCGAACCTGGGTCCTTCTTCCCACGCGATAGCGCAATAATTGTAGGGAGGAAGTAAATGATGAGTAAAACGACAGCTGCTCACATATTAGAAAAAAATGGTTATAAGGTACGAAATAATACAACCGAAACCAGCACCGAGAAGAAACGCGCCTGTCCTTTTTCACCATAGCTCACGATTGAGCTCTCCGATTTCCTTCTGATACCCCAATGCGCGGTCCACCTGGATCCTGAGACTGTCCTCTGCGCGATTGCGCGCCTGGAGAGCATCCTCGCGAGTTTTTACAATCTCGGCCCATTCCCGGGTGGTCTTGGTGACCTTTTTATTTCCAGGATCCTGCGCGGCCTTTTTCCTTTTGAGATTGTACTTCTCAATATTGGAAAGCCCGGACTCATCCCGGTACGTTTTATTTATTTTTGTATGCTCTTTTTTAGAGACTGCGACGACCGTAGGCTGTCACTTTTTCGCACGTGGATGGTGCGGTGCTTTTGCTGCCGACATAGGAGTGAAGGGGTTATGATTTAATAGACTCCATAGATCCACCGAGAGCAGAGGTCCTAAATACTCCAGGTGCGATCAATGGAACCGACTAGCGTCGATACCGGGCGTTCACTTCAGGGTCCGCGTGGACCATTCGGTCAATCCAGCGTGGGTCGGTGACCTTGTCACCTGTCTCATGTAACCGATTGAGAACGTGGCCCTCCTGGACCCAAATATTATAATCGAATGGCGCGACATAGATCGCCCAATCATTCCCTCCGCCCTTCCAGGCGCCCCATAATAGCATCTTTGGTCATGTAGCGGTCATGTAGCAACCGTCGGGTGAATTCTCGATAACGCCCCAGGAGATCAGCTCGCCGAATGGTGTAGACTCGTAGCGGTCCTTTGATAATTGAATAGCCATAAGGAAAAAAAGTTAGAAAATATCAGAAGCACGAATACAAAAAACTGTGTTTCTTATTTTTTTGATTGTACTATCCATGGTATAAAGCCAAAGTATGGAGCCTCCAGGGTTTTTTCTGAAATCCTCACAACAAAGGTCATTAGTCTTGTAATGAAATATCTCATCATTCCATGGAAAATCAACATAAACCGTGTCTCCAACTAATCGGTGACTATACTCTCCAGGAGAAAGTAAAACAGAACCATATCAGAATCGTTCTGATCATTTTTTATTTCGATAATACTCAAGGGAAAATTTGACTTTCATAAGAAAAGAGTAAATGATTAATCCATCCGACACCAGTGGTGAGTCTTAACACCCGACTCATCCACGATCTTCTGAACATTGATCCAGGTCCAAGAGCTGGAGAACTCCGTCGAGAGACGGGTCCAGAGAGCGTCCACGCCACGCTTCGAGCGTGTCATCATAGCTGGCTCGTTATTTTTATCAACGAGGTCCAGGACGGTGACGACGCGATCGGTCGGGTCCCAGATGATATCGACATAGAGTCATGAGAGGCGATTCATATAGTGAGGGATTAATGGGTATAAACTGGAATCTCGATAGCCACTGCCGTCTGGAATTGTACACCGTATTTACTGAACGCCTCAGAGATATCCAAGAACGCCTCCTCATTATCGATATCAATCGCGTTTGACGCTGAGAATGTGATATGCTGTGCGAGGTAACGGCGGTCCGCGATGATTTCCATTGCAAGATGTGCGGATCCAAGAGTGATGACGAGGTGGTACATACGGCGGTGGGGTTATCGATTGAACAAAGCCATATTATGCATAATCGAATTAAAAGCAAGTAGAAAATGCAGGATAATGCACGAAAACGCTTGACGATGCACGAATATCTGCTAATTTCTGAAAGTTTCTGAAGCAGAAACAAAACAGAAACAAAAAAACGATGGTAGAAAATGGGTAGATTTGGTATATTTGCCGGAATATTTGAAATTACAAATAGTATATTTAGAAAAGCAAATACAGACACCAAAGCCAAAGTCTCGCATTTCTGAAAGTTTCTGAAGCAGAAACTACACAAAGTAAAGTAAAGTAAAGTAAAGAATATATTGTGTATATGTGTTTTTTCGCTATTATTTTTTTATATTTAACACGGAAATCAAAAATGGATAGACAGGAAAGAAAAGCCGTCATCTCTATTGAAATGGACCAGGTCGGAAACTTCGAGATCCGATGGGACGGTGATAATCAATACCGACTCCCTATGATGGGTGCGCTGGATTTTTGAAAAGACTACCTAAAGGACCAGATACGAGGAGGGTCCGCGATTTCTGCGTCAGAAACTTGCAGAAACGAGCAAAAAGAATATAATACCGGAAAAGTCCAGGTCGTCTCAAAACAAGAGGCGATTTCTCTCTATCTGGATGCCTTCGAAAAGATACAAAACCGCCTCACGGCAATGGCCTGAACCGATGAACGCGCGACCTACCAGGTCCCTGAATTCATAAAAACCCTCTAATCTATGAAAAAGACCAAAGCTCAAATCCTCGCCTTCTTCTCTGAAAAAGGGAAGGTCTCAAAGGATACAGCCACGAACATCACCGACCTCCTCTACGAGAAGGGGCTCGATATTAAATCCCTGGACCGCGTGATGTGGCGAATCGAAGACTATATCAGAAAAGAAAAGATGGCGACGATATTCGACCTCCTGACGCCTGCAGAGATGGGCCAGGTCATCGATGAAATGATCGCAGAGGACCTCGCATGGAAAACACGAAATATGCCTGCAGAGGACGGCACGTCACTCGCGGCTACAAAAGCAAACTTCACGGCGTGGGGTTTCTCAGAGTTTGCAGAGGGTGACAAAAAAGACAAAAAAGCCGGTGACATAGTCGACATACAGATTATGCGCGTCGGTAAATGGAATCACCCAGCCTATGGTGAATTCGCGATCACGAAAGATACCCTGAAAGAAGTAAAGGCGAACTTCGATACAGATACTCGATGAATAGAACTCGCCGTCGACGAAAACCACGAACCAAATCACAAAGCACTCGCCTGGTATAAAGAGCTTTACCAGGTAACCGAAAATGACCTATTCGCTAAGCTCGAGCTCACTCAGAAAGGTGCTGACCTACTGAATGAAGGCGCGTATAGATACTTCTCTCCGGAGATTGTATTCTTCAAAACAGACGAGGAAACGGGAAAACCCATCACCAATATGCTAGTCGGTGGAGCCTTCACCAATCGGCCATTCTTCAAATCGATGCAACCACTCATGGCATCGGAGGACGGTCAGGAGACTGAAGGGTCACGTCAGGTACAAAGTGAGGCTGGACTCGGATACTCGGAAAACTTTTATATCTTTTTTGAACCTACCATGAAAACACTACTCGATCTTCTCGCGGCGTTCTCAGAACTCGCGAAAATCTCAAAGGCACAAAAGGACCAACTCGAAGGTGCATTCAATGACCTTCCTGCGGATTCAAAAAGCCCAGAGATTACAAAAGCTGTCACTCAGACTCTCGCTAAGTTTAGCGAAGACGGTGAAGGACAGGGTGCTGGTGAAGGGGCTGGAACTGGAGCCGGAAACGGTGAAGGTGAAGGTGCCGGAACTGGTACTGAAGGTGCCGGTGTCGCTGCAAGCGAAGGTGTCGTCTCTATTCAAGCCTCAGAACTCGCCGCTCTTCGAGCTGCAGCTGCAAAGGGGCAAGAGGTCCAGAAGACAACTCTCGCCGCGTTCTGTGAGACTTCAGTCTCTGCAGTAATCGCCAAGGGTTCTGTGCTTCCAAAGCATAAGGACAAGCTCGCTCAATTCTCTGAATCCCTCGGATCAGTGGAAAAAGCAAAGGAATTCTTCGAACTTATCGGTGAATTCAAAGCATTCAACTCGACTGAGGTCGGTACTGGAGAAGATCCAAAACCAGCTGAAGCGTCAAAAGATGCGAAATTCTCTGAGACTGTCATGTTCTTCCAGGAGAAGATGGGCTTCTCAGAAGAAGAAGCTAAGAAGGCGGCTGAAACCTCCCTCAAGGCCTAGATCCAATTTTCTATCCTCTAATTCTTTTTTGCTCTTATGGCATCAATCGAAACAAACATGCGCGAGGGTGTGATCAACACATTCCAAGTCGGCGCTGCAAAACTCATCGAGAAAGGAAATCCAGTATACACTAAAACTGCAACTGGTCTCGCTTTCCAACCATCCGCTAGTGATAACGTCGCTGCTGGTGACCTTTACCTCGGTATTGCTGTGGAAACTGTCGACAATACTCTCGGAGCTGCCTCTGCAGTTTCTGTACGAGTTTATAGTCAAGGTGTTCACCAAGTACCAAATACAGGATCAATCACTCAGACTTCAGTAGGAAAGGCAATCAAAATCACCGCTGCCGGTGTTCTTGCTGCCGGAACTGTCGCGGTTCGAATCGGTACATGTGTAGGCGTTACAGCTTCACTCGTGGATATCGCGATCGACAGCGCTGTAGGTTCTGTCTACGCGTAATCCCTCTTTTTTCTAATTTCTAATATCTTTTTTTCTTATGCTAACGCCTCAAGAAATCGGCCGTCTACTTAAAAGTGGACTTCAGACTACATTCATGAAGTCATACGACGCGATCGAAACATACTACCAGGACATCGTGACTCAGGTCCCATCGACTAAAGCATCCGAGGAATACGGGTGGCTCGGTGATACTGATGAACTCCGCGAATGGAATGGAGAGCGTCTCCCAAAAGCTCTCAAGGAGTACGGATTCACTATCAAGAACAAAAAATACGAGTCTTCGATTCGTGTGGACCAGGATGCAATCGATGACGACCAATACGGTCAAATCGTAATGCGCGTAACCAAGATGGGTTCTGGAGCAAAGCGCTCGTACGATAAACAACTCGTATCAGTTATCGAAGCAGGTCAAACTACCGTATGTTACGATGGTCAAAACTTCTTCGACACAGATCACCAAGAAGGTAAATCACCAACTCAGTCAAATCTCTTCCTTTCCTCTGCTCTCTCGGCAGCTAACGCGAAGACTATCATCACCGCTATGGAGCAGTATCAAACTGACGCGGCTGCATTCTCAGGGATCCGCGTAACTCACATTATGGTACCAAGTGTACTTGAGTGGCTTGCAAAGGAACTCTTTGATCCATCAGTCGTGGCAGTATCAACTGACCCAGCAAAGGTGGTCCTCAGAGGTCGTGTAAAGGTTCTCGTGAACCCTTACCTCAACGGTTCTCAGGGTGATAACGCTCCATACTACTTCATGGACCTTTCAGGTGCCATCAAGCCGTTCATCTTCCAAATCCGCAAGGCTCTCAAGTTCGACCAGGTAACAACTGCGAACCCAGATACAAACGCGTTCATGACTGACTCAAATCTCTACGGAGTGGCAGGTCGCCATGCATTCGGATACGGTGACTGGAGAATGTGTGCTAAGGGTACGGGTGCTGCAAGCTAATCGGTTTTTATTTCCTTAATAACAGAGTCCTATGTCAAATTCTAGTACAATCCGCGTAAGATTACGCAACCCAAATCACCCGACAGGCGAACGCCGTCGTGCTGGTTTGGTTTTTGGAGTACAGCCTAGCATCGTCGAAGTTACTGAAGAGCAACTCACGGCTATCAAGGCTGATACTTATCTCCAGATCCTCCCAAATAAGGGTCAACTCCCTGAAGAAGAGGGTGACGATGAAGGTGGAGACGATGTGACCGAGGTAAAACTCGATCGCGCAACAAAACCTCAACTCGTCGAAATTCTCACCAATGAACTCAAACAAGTCCCAGGTGTCGACTTCGAACCAGGTGCATCCAACGCTATACTTAAGCAACTCATTGCTGATCTCCGCGCGAAAGCTGCAGAGGGCAATAAATCGGATGACGACTCTGATGATGAAGACGACGAGGACGAGGATGACGAAAGCGGTGACGATGAAGGTGGAGACGAATAAATCGTATTGAGGGGTGCTCGCGCTCTTGCGCGGGTACTCTCAATATTATTTCACAAAAACCCTATGCAATCTGGCTCTACATTCGGTGGTATGATATCTGGTAAAACTATTGGATATATCGTCTGAGTATCAATATTTGAGTATCTACAGATACCACAGGAGCAACTCTCAATCCTTGCAATCCTCATGGTCGTAGATTTTATCACTTGAATTGCAAAGCAATATCGAATCAACCCACAGGAAATAGAAAGTCATAAAGCATGGATAGGGATAGTCAAAAAAATATGCACTATAATCCTTATGTTCTCGGTAGCTCTTGTGATCAGAGGGATAGGATTTGAACCACACTCCTACATACTCATCATCCTGAGTCTTCTCATCGTCGCGGAATGATACTCAATAACACAAAACATTTACTCAGTCCATACAGGAAACCGACTGAGTGAATACGATGCAATATCCGCGGTGATAGCCTGAATTTGAAACTTCTTTGTATGAATGATAGAAACACTCCTCCAGAAGCTCAAAACACCGCCAAAACCATAACCAACACATTATATGGAACGACACGAATTCGACGCCATTGAATGCGAGGCTAACTGACATATACCTCACCACCTCGCTGCACAACTCGCTCTTTGAAAAAAGGAGCGACTCATTCGTATCGTAGACCGTGAGGCGGTCCGAGAAGTTATCGACTGGAGTCAGGTCGAACCAGGTAAAACTCCAGACTGGCCGAATCACACGCGACCAATCAACACAATAAAATAGCAATATGCTTCTTCGTGAAGTTTACATACGAATCGAAAGGAGTATAATAGAGAAAGAAAAGAAAAACAAAATCGAAGACCTGCAGATAAAACTCTGAGTCGATCATCCAGACTACGAGAAAAGGTATAAATCAATAATGCAGGATTACGAACTCCGAGTCCAAGACCTTATATCCTTATCAAAGTAATTATGATCACCTTCTCCACCACTCTACGAATTCGAACTGACGCTGGATTTTATGGAAACCCTGACGTATCAGACGACGTTATCGATTCTATCCGCGAGCAATCATACGGGATAGTTCTCGGGATCATCGCCGGAAAATACGATATCACCCACATCAAAGCTGCGGATCCCCTCATTACCGACTCTCCAGCACTTCTCATCCTCGAACGGGCTGAGATTCTTATAGCTTCAGGAACCCTCCTGAACCAGGAGTACGGCGCTGAGCAAATGGGCCAGGATTATGATGGAGATCGAAAGATAAAAGAAGGAAAGTCTCTCTTAATGCAAATATTCGATTCTAAAGCACCGACACGACTCATCGGGTCCGACGGTCTCGAATTTCCAATGGTATCCATTGCAAGCGACTCAGGTGAAGACGGGATCGTGATGACAATGTCCGAAGCTCCTCGAGCATTCACCGTCGACCAGGTATTCTAAACAAACTCTATGCAGCTAAAATTCGAGGTTACATGACAAGTCCAGTTATCAAGAAACCTCCGAACGCTCGTGACTCAACTCCCGCGCATGGAGGAATTTTATAAAGATGCGCTGGACCTCATAGAAGAAAGAAGCGACGCCCTCTTTGCTCAGAGGGGTCAAAATGCAGAGAAAGCAGAGAAGTGGAGGCCACTATCCCCCAGGACCAACAAAGCGCGTGAGAAGCGCTGGGGTTATTACAAAAAGACACCGAATAAGCCGTCGGTCCTACGATGGACCGGACGTCTCCAGACTGACCGAACCAAAACCATCGAAAAGAACCGCGCAATCTTCGAATTCAACGCGCCATATGCTATCTACCACCAGACATGAGGGTGACGACTTCCAAAGCGTGCCATCATCGACCTAGACAATAATACCAACCGAGAAATCGTCCGCGCACTTCAGTCTAAGATCCAGCGCGATATCGGCATATTCGGTACTCAGATATAATTCCCTCGAATTCGAGGGAATTGTTTTTATTTGTGAAAAAGCGCAAAAATCGTATAATATCGGCATACAAAAATCCTGCTTCCTTCCTTCTTTTTTTGCTTTCTTATGGAAAAGGTAATCACTGCACTCAAGGTCCTCCTCGAGGACGCCATCGCGACACCTGGGTCTGCTTTATCAGACATAAAAAAGGTGTATTTTTGAGATCCCCAGCAAATCCCTGAGAGCTGCCAGCCTGCCATCACCATCCAGCCAATCACCACCGAGAAGGTGGACCGTGGCCCAGGAGCGATAGAAAACAACTTCACCGTCGAGATGCGCCTGGTCTATAACCAAAAGCAGTACTACGGAAAAGAGCAAGGGTCTATCGTGACTCCGACGACCGCCGTCTATGACGCGAGCTTTCAGGAGATACAGGTGGATAAAACCGCGCACGGGCTCCAGGTGGGAGATGCAATCGTTCTCCAGGCGTCACCTTCGATATTTTCAGGGACTCACTCGGTATACGAGGTCCTCGACCTGGATACCTTCACCGTGAAAAAGACCAACGCTGGAGCTGAACTCACCCAGACGCTCACGGGCGTCACGTATAAGAAAGTGAACACCGAAAATATATTTGCAGTCGCGGATGCCATCCGAAAAATCGAAGGCGTGGATCCTGCGACCTTCGAACCACTCGACGACACGATCGCGTGAATCGTCATGACAAACCCAACCCTGAAGAATGACGCCATGGCACTCTGCCCGGTGGAATACTCCAGGGTCGATAGCGTCGAATACTGATTCTCAACAAATCGCTGATTCCCGACATACGAGGTAGTGGTCCGTATCAAGGCGAAGCGAGTGAAGCGAAGAACCCAGGCTTATATCTCTTAATTTTTACTTTTATGTACATCATAAAAAACATCGGTGAGGAACCATTCGCGATAGCAGGGTGTCCTCTTCTCCAGAAAGGCGAAACGGCTGAGGTCACGGCATACACCCTGAATATGGTCCGCTTCAATCCAAATATCGAGATCGTGACCGAAGGCTTAAAGTGAGTGGAGCCTGAAGGAACTATCGATACAAAAACAAAAAAACCGACCAACGTCAAGGGTATCGAATAGTTCACATTTTATCATTTTTCTTTTTTTCTTATGTCAAACGCTCGACAAGGCTGGCTCACTCTTATACGCGAAACCACTCCAGGAACCGCGGTGAAGCCTACCAAAACAATCCCGTATAAAGATGGAGATTTTGTACCAAAAATCGACATCAAGGCCAATAACCCTATCAAGGCCAACCGATGGAACGCCCTGAACGTCACCCAGGGTAAGATCGCCGTCGACGGTTCTCATAACTTCGACTACGATCCAAACTTCTCTCCATTCTTCCTCGGAGGACTTCTCGGGGTCCACGCGGTCGCAACGGTCTCATCCGATACAACGGCATTCAAGCATACCCTCACTCTTGCTCAATGTGATATCCCAGCATTCACGATCGAGCAAATGAAGGGTGGCGTTTGTGCTTCAGATACCAACCGTCAAGGCTACCAGGTAAATCGTGCCTTCGGAGTTTACATGGATATGATCGAACTCTCGGCAAGTGACGACATCGTCAATATGAGCGTGAAGTCAAAAGCCCTCGGTCTCTTCGATACAGCACTCCTCACTGCGGATGTAACCGCTGGAGCTGCAAAGGTCGTCTCTCTCACGGCCGTCGAAGGAATCGTCGCGACTGACGTCCTTAACTTCTGGAAAAGCACTCCGACATCAGAGCAAGGTACGGTATCTAGTGTGAGTGTAGCAGCAAAAACTGTCACCATCGCGACTCTTACCAACCCATATACAACCGTTCTCGGTTCGAAGGTCGAGCTTATACCAGTGGCTGCATCATTCCCGGATGATGACGTCGTCTTCTCATTCTTCCATTGTCAATTCCAGGAGGGAGTGGACCTCACTGCCGCTGCATCTGCAGGACTCTCGAATTACGAGGATTGGTCAATCGAACTCTCGAATGCACTCGAGGAACGATACGGGTCACTCCGCCAGAGCGCCTCAGTCATCGCACCAAAAGGAGCATCTGGAAAAATCAAGTTCACAAAATACTTCACCGATGTCACTAAGCGTGATCAGTGGAGAAACCTCAAGCCAAACGCGCTTATTCTCACCATGACGAATGGCCAGAGAATCTCTGCTACCGATACGAACGCTACGAAATACTCAACGGTGATCAAGTGTCCGAAAGTCGTGATCACGAGCTACGAAATGCCCACTGGAACCGACGAGCTCTACGCTGAAAGCATCGAAGCTGAGATCTTCTATGACAAGACAGCTGGGTACGCGATCCAGATCGAAGTCACAAATTCCAAAGCCAATACATACTACGGCGTCTAATGGAATTCCCATGACAGAGTGGTACATACTCTGTCTTTATCGCCAGATTGGCGACCATCTAACCCTTTTCATTTATGTCAAAAATCGTATTCGATGCAGATAAGATACGAAAAACCGTCATCATATCGCTCCCATCGGTCCCAGGATCAGAACTCGAATTCTACACCGATAATATCGTCGGGACCGAACGCGAGCTCACGAACCTCTACCCTAAGTACCAGGAGAAGGACCACCCGGATGCTTTCTCATTCGTCATGGCATCACTCATCAAGCTCCTGAAGGGCTGGAACTTCACCGATGCGGAGGAAAAGGATATACCGCTAGAGCAGGCGAAGGACATATTCGAAAAGCTCCCAGGAAACGATATAAAGCACATCCTCACGAAAATCGAGGAGGCGAAAAAAGAAACCATTGGTAGCCTGGGTTTAGCACAATCATAAATATAAATAAGGCCCTCGACGGATACTTCCAATGACGGGAGATCTCCACGAAAACCGAAATAGGCGTCCAGGTTATGCAGAAAATCCTCGACATCGAAATCAGTCGCTCCATGCACATACCCTATGCACCCAGCATAAATGAACTGGAGGTCCAGGATTACAGATTCCTCTCGCTCTTCTTCCAAAAAGAGCGTTTCTGGAAAAATAAAAACCAGCATACATAACTCTCTCCCCTATGAGCCAAAAAGTACAATTTATACTCGAAGCGATCGATAACGCCACGGATGAACTCAAAAAAATCCGTGATTGAATCGACGACATAGGAGAGCAAGGCCAAAAGACAAAAAAGGAGATCGTGGATGCTGGAGACGGGATGTCATCATCCATCGGGAAAACGGAAAAGCACTTCTGAATATCTACGGGCGCAATCATATCAGGACTAAAGACGGCAGGACTCGCGGCTGGAGCATTTGCGATATCGGTCGCCTGAATGGGTCTCTCTTCAGGAAAAGACGTCGAGAAAACCAGGATCGCATTCGAGAACCTGTACGGGTCCGCTGAGAGAGCTGGAGCTATGATGCAGAAAATCACCGACTTCGCTAATAAGACACCGTTCGAGTTTGGAGAGATTGCCGATATGGCCCTGAAGCTCAAAAACGTCGCCTGAGTCACCGATGAAGAACTCATCCCATCCCTCACGAACCTCGGAGATATAGCATCATCTCAGGGAAAGCCAATCTCCCAGGCGGTCGAAGCATTCAATGACGCGATCACGGGAGAGTTCGAGCGTCTAAAAGAGTTCGGTATCGTAGCAAAAAGCAATGGCGATAAAGTGGCCCTGACATTCCGATGACAGACCACCGAGGTAAAAAAGACATCAGAGGGAATCGGTGAATACCTCAAGGGAATCGGTCAAATGGCTGGTATTGCTGGTGCCATGGATAAACAAAGCGCGTCTCTCGACGGTCGCCTTTCCACGCTGAAGGATACATTCATGGGCGTGGCTCGTGAGATCGTGGGAGTATCACTTACAGGTGAAGTCATCAAGGGGTGACTTTTTGACGTGATATCCAACGGCGTGGCGACTGCCATCACTATGCTCACCACTCATAAAGACACGATTCTGGGCATCTTCTCTACGATAGGCACGGTCGTCTCTGGAATAGCCCAGGGCATCATGATAGTATTTGACGGTGCGAAGGTGGTCCTCGGGACCTTTGGAGCGTGGCTCTCGGAAAACTTCGGTGCGCAGTTCGCAGAACTCGGCACGGTCATCGGTGCGCTCTTTTCGACGATCGCGTCACTCTTCAAGTCATTCTCATCAGAGAATAAGCCAATCCTCGACGCCTTCCTTTTTATCATGAAGGCAACGTGGGAGACCATCAAGCTCGTCGTCGAATCATCACTCGGAGCTGCAATAGAAATCGTAAAGACCGGACTCACTCTCATAAAAGACACGATCGCGATATTCTCTGCGGTTCTTCATGGAGACTGGGCGGCCGCTTGGGAAGGTCTAAAAACACTCTTCTCTGATTTCATGACGGGAATCCTCTCGATATTTATCGAACTATTCCAGCCATTCTACGACCAGTGGGTCCTGACGTGGGAAGCCGTGAAGCTCTGGTGGGATGGACTCCTGGACGGCGTATCGCTCAAGTGGTCCGAGATATGGACTGCCATCGCGACATTCGGTGCTGGAGTCTGGAACGGAATAAAGACGACCGCGACTACGATATTTGACGGCTTTAAAAATTATCTCTCCGGACTCTGGGATTCGATATCGACCACCGCGGTGAATAAATGGAACGCCCTGAAGGACGGCGTAATAAACGTATGGAAGGGACTCACCTCGTGGTTCTCAGGCGATGGATCCATAAAATTCACCGAGACCTTCACCAACATGCTATCGACGGTGACTGGAGCGGCTAAAATGATTTTTAACAACACGATCGGGATGATCGAAGGCTTCATCAACCGAGCTATCGACGGTATTAATGCACTCATTCGAGCAGCCAATAAAGTCTCACCGATAGGCATAGGCGAAATAAGCCCGGTATCCATCGGACGATTCGCTCACGGTGGACTCGTAGAGGGTCCAGGTGGACTCGATAAGGTCCCAGCTATGCTCACCGCTGGAGAAGTGGTCCTAAACGCGGCCCAGCAAAACAACGTCGCACGCGCGATCGACTGAGGGAACCAGAAGGGAGGATGGACTATCGTCCTCGAGAATAACAACTTCTATGGATCAGATGACGAATTCGCTCAGAAGATAGGCGACACGGTCCTAGATATATTTAAATATCACACTGCACTACAATCATAATATGCTACTCGTCAAACTCAATGGAGTCGACATCACTGACAAGGTGGATTATAACACCGTAAAGATAACCGAGCAGATGAACAATCGCTCCAATACTTGCTCCTTCACCGTCTCCAATTACATGGTGCCAGAAGGGGCTCTTATTGAGATATGGGAAGGCTCAGAGATTACATCCGACGTAGGGTCTGGAGTAAGCACCATCCCGGTAGATGACACATTCGAATATTTCCAGAAGTATCGCGTGGGTGATGTTCTTAGAATTCCAGCTGGATCAACGGGAGCTATAAAACGAACCATACTCTCAATCGACCACACCGCAAAGACGGTTACATTCACAACAACGCTCGGTACTGCATACATAAAGTGAACAAAAGCGGGGCGTCTCATCTTTGCAGGCGTCACCATGAAGAATCCAGACCAAGAGATTTGATGTTCTGGAGTTTTTGTATTTAACGTGACGGCCACCGATTACACAAAACTCTTTGACGCGAAAAACGTCGTGGATACCTTCGAGGACCAATACCCACGAGAGGTCATCGGAAGGGTGGTCCATAAATTCACTGCGCCTTCATCATTCCTGGAGATTTCTGATGCAGAAACCACGACAGGGTGGTCTGTACCGTCGGGAGTATGACTCGCGCCAGGAACGTCAACCACAGATCGCGCATATAAAAACGCGAGCGTCACCGGGTGAGCTTCAGGAGCTGGAACACTTATATATCGATTTACTCCTGGAGCAGCTGCCAATATTTCAAGTTATTCTCACCTTAGAGCGTGGCTGAAGATTGACGCGTGAAACCTCGCAAAACTCACCGCTCCGAAGTTTCGAGCCGTCACCAGCGTAGGAAACCACCTCGAGTGGTCCGATATAGTCCAATGCGAAGATTGCTGGAGTTATGATAGTTTCGAGATCGCGGATGGAATGGCAACTGGAACTCCGAACCTTGCGAGCATTGCATACTATGAGTATCAATGGACCGTCTCGACATCCATTCCACTCGGAGGGATTCTCTTCGACCAGATATCCGCGACGACTGGATCCTTCACGATTAAAAATGTAATGAGAGGAACTACCCAGTACGGCGACATTCGAGCTCAGTATAAGAAACCAACTGTACTCCTCGAGGACCTCGCAAAACTTCAAAAGCTCTACTGGTATATAGACTACGAGCGCGACATTCACTTTTTTGAGCAAGAAAGCTATACATGCCCGATGGAGATCCTTGATACTTCAGAAGTGTACGGCGACCTTTCTATCACCGCGGATATTTCTCAACTGAAGAACCGCCAGGTGGTCCGATGAGGTGAAGCAATAGATGCGTCAACTTATACCCAGGATGAAGTGACCGACGGGAAGCTGGAATCATGGAGACTCGATTATAAACCAAAGGGACTCAAAATATATGTGGACACTACCGGAACGGGTACGAGCTACGTCGAGAAAACAGTCGGGGTGGAAAACCTCGACTCTGCTGCGTCTTTTGATTATCTTTATAATTTCAATGAAAAGATAGTCAAGCGAGCAAGCGCCCCACTTCTTGCAGCTGGGACCCTTTTCAGGCGAGTATACTACCCATACAAGCCAATACGTGTCCAAGTGGAGGATAGCACCAGCGTAACGGCAATGAAGGCACTCCTGTGAGGAGATGGGATATTTGACGGCGCTCTTATTACCGATTTATCAATCCGAAGTTTCCAGGACGCGCGCGATCGCGCAAGAGCTGAAATAGCACCATACAAAAACCCAGTCATCACGGCAACATGGCAAAGTGACCAGGACGGATGGAGAGCAGGTCAAATCGTCCACATCCAGGACTCCAACCGAGGTATCGATTCGAGCTTTGTCATCCAAAAGGTGACACGGTCCCAGAAAACAAGCGGGCGGTGGTTCTATCAGGTCCAGGCGGGCTCGACGATGTTCGGTCTTATCGAGTTCTTCCAGCTTCTTCTCAGGCGGTCCGATAACCTCCTGATCGACGTCTCCGAGATCGTGGATATTGTGAAGACCATCGACGAGGTAGTGACGATAGGTGAAACATATAATGTTGTCAAAAAAGAACGGCCATTTTTTGCTACTCCTGGAGACCTCCTCCTAGATCTTCCTTTCACAGGGAATGCACTCGATAGAAGTGGGAATTGATACAATGGAACCGTCACGGGAGCAACCCTCACAACCGATAAAGCATGAGATGCAAACTCGGCGTACTCTTTCAATGGTTCGAGCAATTATATATCTCTCGGAGACGTACTTGACGCCGGTACTTGAGACTTCTCATATTCTGTATGGTTCCAAACTTCAACGTCGAAATTTCAGGGAGTTTTTTGAAAATCACGAGCCGCAAGTGGTCCGAGATATTCCTTTCTTTTTGAAACTTGACTTTTATATTCACTATTTTCAATAGGAACAACTCTTAAAAGTATAACAATATCAGAAACTCCATATATTGATTGAAACTGGCATTTATTCACCGCTACGATAAATCGACAAGGGAATCATACACTTTATCTTGACGGAGTACAAAAATGACAAATAAATATATCCTCACTATCGACAACAGATGTTCAATCAACGGATTTATTTGGAATTGGTGCATATTTGAACGCAGCCGGCACGACTTTTAATCAAGGTTTTTTTAATGGAAAAATAGACAATGTCCGAATATATCCTCGAGAATTAACAGAGATAGAAGTAAAACATATGTATCAAGATCACAACTCATACTATAATCGACAATTTGCCTCAAATACTCACAGAGTTTGAAACCTTAAATCATGAAGTCTTTGACTCACAATCAACGGAGCGAGTATCACGGCGACGGATTATTTTGGAAATGCAAACTCCGCGTACTCTTTCGATGGAAACGATCTCATCACAAAAAACGGACTTTTCACAGGTATGGGACAAGAATTCACTCTCTCCGCGATGATATATCCGACGAATGTCACTCCGGCGACTCCTTTCAATATCATCACATCGACGACGAATCAAATGGGAATATCGATAAATTCATCCACAAAACGCTTTGATTTTCACGTATATGATACGTGATATCGAATACTCTCTCCAGCTTTTATTCCTTCAATAAACACATGGTATCATGTCGGGATGACGTACAAAAACAACGTACTTACAGCATACATCAATGGAATTTCTCAGGGAACTCTCGCCGTGACTGGTCCAATTGTAGCCGGAACGGATGCACATATCGGGAATCGTGCGACTCTCGTCGAAGGTTTCATCGGAAAGATAGACGAGTGGGAGTTCTCCACCACGGCAAAAGATGCAGCTGGAATGCTCGAACTCTACAAAAGATGCACGATCGGTAACGATGCCTACGCTGACTATTGCGAAGCCTCTTAATTTCTATATAATATCCCTATGAAAATCAAAATCGATGAAGTATCCAAACTCGAGCCAAACTACACCATCACCATAGCCACTATGGAGGAGCTCTGCTCGTGGTTTCAACAATACACCGGAACGTGGGCCAAGCTGAAGGATATACAAAAATCATTCGAAAAACGCCAGAAGCGCGGGATCCGCGACGACTGGATGAAGCGGTGGATGGAAGCCGTGAAAATGTACGGTCCAGCATCGAAGACCGCCAGAGTTATCCAGGTACATAACCTGGTCCCACTTATCGGAAGGACCGAGTTTGCAAAAGCTCTCCTCGGAGAAACATCAGATATCGTCGCCAATTATATAGCAGTGGGGTCAGGATGAAACGTACCAGCATCAACCGATACTACACTCCAGACCGAGTTCGTACGCTGAACATTCAACGATACATACTATACCAATAACGTCGCGTACCTTGATAAATTCTTCTGAAGCGCTGAAGTATGAAGCCGGACGATCCTGGAGGCTGGAATATTTATGGGAGGAACGGCAACGGCCAACTCTTGAACTCTCCTCTCCAGGGTAAACTTCAATGAAATAACTACCGCCAATGAGACCGTGACAATCAACGTGACAATAACTTTTAATTCTGCAACGTAATAATCTATGCCTAGACAAAACTCGACATCCTGGGCCTCATGAGAAGCGGTCGCGGCTGCAAGGCTTAACGACTTCAATGAGGACATCGACGACCTATATGCAACCGGAACCGACCACCTCAAAGTTTATCATCTTGCTGCGCAACCAGCACTCCAGGTCACCATCGGTCCTGGAACTTATCGCGTATGAGGTACAGAATGACAATACGCTGGAGGAACTCTCACGGTCGGTGCGAGTGTGACGACGTATATTATGATCAACTCAGCATGAGCTATACAGACATCCACATCAGCGTGGAATTCTCTGTATACTCGTCTCGCTGTGGTGGTATCTGGAGCTTCAACTATTACATCGATAACAGACTGGAGGAATAAGGTCGTGGGCGGTGTATTATGAGGATTGGTATTTGATGACACCAGAGGATCCTGAACAACCCCAAATACATATAACGACTCTACATTTAAAGCCCAACTGAAGAACCTATCCGACATAGGACTCACGGGAATAGCGAGCGGTACATACGCGAGACTGGTATGATTTCGATGACAAACGTCGAATACTTACGGATTCTCACATGAGACAGCTTACTGCGATGACTGAATCTACTGGAGAACCGGAGATACGACGACATGGTGAGCTTGGTACAAAAATATAGAAGAGTTCGGAACGGTTTGATACTTGCAACACTTAATTTTTAACGCATAGTTATATGATAACTCCTAAAATTTTATCCACATCCGCGAAATGAGGTCCAACTCTTGTAAATACAGTGACCATCACCACGATCCATACAGGACCAACCAATCCAGCACTTACTCAGGATATTATTCTATATTGATTCTGAAGTAATACATGAGGACAGGCGACGGCCCAAACTCTCTACTTATCAGAGGATGGAGGAACGACCAATAATATCATCAACGTGACCGCTGCATGATTCTGGTCAATGAGAATAAGAATAAAAGGTCACGCCACTCCAGTATTAATAAGGTCGGCATCGAACGACGCGGGTGGTAATATTTCCACGACTGCATATACGGCTCAGATCCAAGAAATCTCATAACATTTTTTTATATGTACGCTCTCATTCAAGACTGACAAATCAAAGGATATACCGAGGAAACGCAAGTCGAGTGATACGACTGCATATCCGTACCAGAAGGAATACAATCACCGAAACTCGAAGACTGACAAATAGTCGAGTGATACGAAATATCGAACCAGGAGATAGGAGATAAAATCCTCCAGGACGTATTCGAAGGAAACCCATACGCGCAACTCGCGGATCTCACGAAAAGCCAAGTGATAACCCTCGCCCTCCTGGTCCCTATCCTCGGAAAAGAAACGGTGCGAGCTGCATACTCGGACCTCATAGCAACCCTCGAGAAAATATCCCAGGCCCGCGTGGAAAATTGACTCTCACCCTTCGACCTTTCATTTTTGGATTAATGACATCGACTGGAGAAATCGCATACATCATCCGACATGAGAATGAACTCATATACGAAAAAAGACCCCAGGAACTCAAAGAAGAGGACTGGGATTTTTTGCGAGAGCAGGGTATCATCAATGGGTGCGGTGCGAAGACTGGACCATTCAAAAAGTTTCGTCCACCATGCGCGGAGTTCTTCGAAGCGAACTGTGACTGGCATGACCACGGGTATAAAAAAGGCGGTGGATTTTGGCGCAAGTTCGAAGTGGATTATAAATTCTTCAGAGCGCAACTCCGAGATATCGCACGATCGTGAAAACCGTGGTGGTATCGAATATACCTCTATGGATGGGCGGTCCTCTATTACCTCGCAGTCACCATATTCGGGTGGCCAAGTTATGATTTGCGATTATTTGAGAAAAAACTATAATTTATAAAAATCAAAAAATGATTACACTACTCATCGTGGCAATGCAGTTCTATCCATTCCAGCTTCCAAAAGCTGCAATACCACCAGCACCATACTGGTGGGTTTCTCGTCGAAAAACCTCTAAATTTTTCTAAACTATGACTGAACTCGACCTTCTCAATTACGATGCCGGGGTGGATATCCCGGACGAAAACGACCTCAGAGCTGAAGAATTCCTCGACCTTGCTGAACTCCTCCCCCAGAACGTGATGCTCGATAAAACAGCACCACTCAACCAGGGAAGCATAGGGGCCTGCACGGTCTTCTGAACTTCTGGCGCATTATTCGAAACCGAACGCGGTGACGCTGAAAACAACGGCGCTGCATACAACCAGCCATTCGATCCGTGGAAGGTCTGGGACCGCGCAAAACTCCGAGGTGCCTCAGATACCAAAGGATGGACCCTCCAGGGCGCTGTATCGCTCGTAAGGGACATGAGATACACCGTAGGCTATGCGAAGGTGGTATGACCCCAAAACAACGACCCTATGCCCATAAAAAAAGCCCTGGCGAACGGATATGCTGTCGTCACGGGTTCTCAGTATGGTGACTGGTCCAAAATCGTAGCTACAGGAATATACTCAGAGAAGACAACCCAGAGTGGCCACGTCTACCAACTCAACGGATACTCCGACACTTACGTATTCCCAAACGGTGAAAAGTGAGGATTTCACTCTCCGAACTCATGGGCTGGAACTGGAGCCTTCTGGATTCCATACTCTATGATACACCGCCTCTATTCTTGCTATATTCAACTCGGCCCAAGTGACGCTGAAGCTCTCCGCGATCACCGAAACGCTCTCGCAAAAAAATATGCGGATCTATCGCAAGGGAAAGGGATATGGAACTGACAGGATGGAGAAAAAATTGCTACAGCAGAGGAAATTCGTATAATGCTACTCCGCGCACTTGATATCATGTGAACTCGACCTCGGCAATACTGGGCTGATACCTTCCAGGAGAAAATACTCAAAGGGAAAGATGTCATGAAGGTATGGAACGAGAAAGAGGCGAAGAGGACAGCCACTAATGATGAACTTGCAATAATGTTCACCAGGGCGGTCACTCGAAACCCGGATACTGCGAAACTTACACTTTCACGATTCCAGGTCGCAAGTATCATCGGCCGCGATTTTATTCCTAAAATCTAGCATGACACTACTCCTCCAGGAACGCGTCCACTCCCAGATTTTTATACTCATCGAACCATCAAAAAACCCACTCGCACGATATTATCGGAGTGGGTTTTTATGTGCTTGCGCACTGGCTGCATTCTTGATGCATACGCCTAGCTCATCCTTTGCATAGCACCAGCAAGCCAAAATCGGAAATACCGAATATTCTATAGAGGTCGAGTGACGAAAGGGGACATCCTCTGGAGAACCTCAGATCCTGAAGGACGGTGAGAAAATCATCCGTCCGTTTTTCGTGTCAACATTTTTATATCCTCCACGCTTTCATGGTCCCCCAGGAGAGTCGCGAGGTCGGCACGGGTATATTCAGGATTCAGGACTCGGGAGTTATTCTCACCGCGTATAAGAACTCCGAGCTCCTCGAGCTTCTTAGATATTGCCGTGACGCGATATCGAGGGATTCACCACTTAGACTCAACGTCGTCCCTTTTGAATGAACCGACCGTGAAGAGATGGTCCATAAGCTCGAGGCGAGGGATTCCATCGATAGAGTCAATAGTTCGAATCTCGGTATGGCTGGCAAGTATGGATTCGAACTTCTGAAGACCGTACGATAGGATCCTGGAGAAATTGAATACCAGGAGAGTCGTGACGATAGCCTTTGCAATGATAGCATTCTCCCACGTCAGGATTGCCCTGAATGCTTCGATTGAGTCATCTGTGTAGGTGAACACGACCGTGATTATTATAGACGCCAGGAGGAGCAGAAAACCGCTGAATATTTGAGAGAGAGTCGAAGACTCCAGAACGTCGAGAATTTTAGACACGAGAATGGAAGTGAGTGTGCGATTTTGCATATTAAGAGAAGTTATGGGTAAAATAAGAGAAGTACCAGACTAGGCTCTAAGTACAGGAGACGTCATCATTAAATCAAATAACTGTCAAATAAGACTCGCCTGTTTTTCAGTGACGGTGCCACGGTCCACGATAGTACCCATACCTTCGATAATTCGAACCGGAATAGTGACGGGACCAGAATACGGCGTGAGATCCTCGATGAGAATCTTCGTGAGCGGAGAGCCACACGCCTCGAGGAATGACTCCTCGATTGTTTTTTCTGAGAGATTAATAACTGGAGCAAGAGATGTAGAGAGGTCAAGTGATACCATATTTGTATAGGTATTAGAAAATAAAGTGTTTCTGACAATTTCTGCGAGTTTCTGAAGCAGAAACTACGAGAGGCGAACGGTGAAGTTATCAGATAACAAAGACATAATACCACATTATGCAGGATAATGCAAATAAAATACTTGCATAATCGTGCATAATCAATAGAATCAATCCACCTACCCATAACTATCTCACCATGAGAACCGACATACTTCGCAATCATACGATCGCACTTATCTCCATCATAGCCCTTGCAATCCTCGGGGTCGACATCGCTCAGGCCGTCGCATTACCCTATGGACTCGGACTCGCTGGAACGGTCGGGGTTTCACTTTCACGGTAGGGAGGACTGGTCCTCCGCTTTAACCTCTTATTTTTCACTTTCATTTTTATGTCACTATATCCAATTACAGCAATCGAAGCAGTTTTTTGAGAAGAATATATAAGCGTCGCAAATTGAACGCTATATATCACAAAACGGTGGGAAGATCCAAAAAATGGCGTCCGATACTCTCGAAGACTTGATTTGACTCTTCTCGATCTTGAGAAAAAAAGTATCGAAACAAACTTGACTGAACTTATGGCAAAAAATTCAATGGTGCTTGCCTCTCCTATCGAAAGGAATTTATAAGAATAGTTTTTATTTTTTTACTTTTCACCTTTTTATGAAAAAAGATACTCCAGAGTCGCCTCCAAAAGAGACTCTCACAATCTTCGAAGCGATGACTGCAATCATCCAGGACCTCGGACCAATCGCGAAGAGCAAAAGGAATACTGAGCAAAACTACCAATTTCGTGGCATCGACGCTGCGATGGACGCTCTCAACCCACTCCTGGCGAAATACTGAGTCTTTCCTACGATCGCGGATATAGAAACCCGCGTCTTCGAACCAGTCGTCTCCAGAAATGGAGCCAAAGGATTCCATCTTATAAATAAGTACACTTTTGAGTTCTTTGCTAAGGATGGAACCTCAGTCACCACCAAGATGGAAGGTGAAGCAATCGACTACGGTGATAAAGCTGTCACCAAAGCTCAATCGGTCGCGTATCGTGAAGCTCTCTATAAAACATTCTGCGCACCATTCACGGCAAGCGTAGACATAGAGGATGACTCCCACGATCTAAAACCAGAAAATGAGAAAAAGGAGCCAGTACCACCAAAGCCAGCCACTCCAGCTGCACAACGTCCAGCACCCGCTGCACGCCCCGCGCAACCAGAGAAGAAACCAGAAGCCCAGAGACTCGCAACCCCGTACGGTATCAAAAAGAACCGACAGGTGTGGGAGGACTACTGGATTATTAAGATGGGAGTACGTGGAAACGAAAAGAATGAAGACGGGACTCCAAAAAACACCATGGAAAATATGTGGTCCACATTCGATGAGGAGGTCAAGCTCATATTTGGAAAGGATAAAATCGAGGAACTCACTATAAACGAGTCAATAAAACTCGAAGACATCAACCGAAGAAAGCTCGCGGATATCATCGCTGAAGAGTCACGAATGAGAATCGAGCAAACTCCAGGCCACACTTCAGGATCCCAGAAAATGGTCCATAACCAACCCGCCACATGAAAAACCCAATCTCAGACAAAGGCATAAGCCTCGACCAATTCGGTATGCTCTGGATTCTGCACATTACCTACAAAATATGGTACTGAAAGCAACCAGGAAAGCGCATCACCAGAAAAGAGATAGAGCTCGCGATGAAACTGAAGCTCTGACTCGATAAGCACCACGAAATAGCACTCACCAGACTCGCAAAGGCTGGATACATCCTCCAGGAAACCGAGGACGGTACAATTTATATCACTATTCTATAAAACCATGAATGAACCACAAACCATCACGGCTGAACTCTTCGAAGAGCCGAATACATCCACGATCAGTGAAGCATCCCTGGACGGTAAAAAATACTTCCCGGTGACATTCGTAGCTATATCAGACAATCCGAAGGCACCATACATCTGCAGGCGTCGAGACCTTTCTCGTGCGGTCCTCAGAGAATACAAGCACGTCAAAGCCATAGAAAATACCTACTACGTCAAATATAACGGTAAAAAATATCTCTTAATCCCAAAGGAATAATATGACATGACTTATCATCGACTACATCGCATCATACCGGGACGGCCACATAGACGCTGACCGATTCCGAGAAGACCTATCGAATCCAGAGATCGTCGAGCAATTAGACCTTGCTGACTTCATTATGGATGCATTCGATAGGAACCTCCTGAGCTGACTCCCACCTATCGGATACTACGATAGAATCCAGGTCCAGAAAAAGCCGGCATTTATCCCTAACCACATACCCCACCATGGACGATAAAGAAAGAATCGCAATGCTCGAATCAGAGAAGATTCGACTCCAGACTCGCATCAACCAGTATCAGTGAGTTATGGAATCTGCATACAAAGGTATGCTCCTGATGTCAAAACAAAACGACACTCTCATGGAGCTCATAGAACGATCGGATAAACTCCTGGCCCGAAATCTTGAATTTATAGAAAAGGTCCCAGAACAATATCGTGTCGCCTTCCTTTCAGGAATACTCATCGGCATTTCTCTCCTCGACCTTCTTCTAAGTTTCTTCCAAAAATAAACTTGCAAAGTTCGGCAGAATCTATACTATAACGGCAGAAATAACATTTTTAATCACACTTATGGAAAAACTATACAGCATCAAGGACATCGTTCGAGACGGCCTTCTGGGCGTGAAGGAACGTAAGCTCCGGCAGCTTATCATCGATGGAGAGATTGAAGCAATCAATATCTCCAAAGGCTCGAAGCGCCCAAACTACCGATTCACCGAGCAAGCGCTCCAGAACTTCCTCACCAAAAACTCCGTAACCCAATAATTCTATGGCTCGACCGCGAAAGAATAATGCAGAATACTTCTCTCACGACGCCAACCTCAGAAACAATATCAAAATACGAGCTCTACGTTCGCGCTACCCTCAAAACATAGGGTACTCAACGTACAATATGCTCCTCGAGATAATGACCGACGCGGATAACTTCAGGATTGAAAACAACGACCTGCAGCATACCCTAATCGCCTGAGACATCGGACTAGATGAAGAACTCTACTCAGACATCCTCGACTTCATGGTGACAATTGGACTCATGCAACGCGACCCTGACTGGATATGGAACGACCACCTTCTGGAGAGAATGCAACCCGTACTCAACAAGCGAAAGGTGATGCAAGAAAAATACCAGGTGCGTGGATGAGAAAAACCACCAGAGACTCCAGCACCAGCTCCGAAGACTCCAGAGAAACCAAAAAAGACAATCACCTACCTCTCCCAGGATCAATGGAAAGAATTTATACAACTCTACTGACCAGACGAATCAGTCTATAAGGCAAAAGAAAAATTCTTGAAACTTGAAGTGACCTATCGACACTCTACGAGTGACGAGATACGTGACACCTGGAAAGATATCAAGGCGTCACTCCCGAAATTCCATAGCTCAGACAAATGGATGCGCGGATATAAGCACAACGCTACAACTTGGATAAACGGTCGAATGTGGATGATGGAACCAGCACAATACAACCCTAACAAGGGAAAAGCACCTAATCAACAAAACAATGGAAAAGCAAGCTCAAAATCCTGATACTCCGACCATAAAGTGTAGGTCCTGCTTCGATAAAGGATATACATCTGATTATTGAAATACCCAAGAGAAGGGAATATGAATTCTTCCTAAAGTATTTTGTGAAATATGTGACCTTGGAAAAAATATGCGTGAAGAGTGGCTCGCGCTCCCAGAGACCAAAGCTCAGATCGTGAGAGCTTTTGCAAAAGACTTTCTCGATGCACAAAATACGTCCCTGATACCTCCAAAGTTTCGTAGCTTCACCCTAGCATCCCTGAGTAATAATCAGGGTCTTTTGACTATTATCGAGAAATACATTGATAACTTCTTATCGGACGGGTCCAAAGGACTCTATCTCTGGGGTAATATCGGTGCGTGAAAAACCACCACCGCTACAATCGTAGCGAATGAAATCATCGGAAGGTACTGGACTGATTGTCTCATGATCAACTGGGCCACCTGACTCTCCATGGTGAAGGACTCCTTCGATAATAAGCTCAACACGACCGGGAAAAACCTCCTGGCTCGCATGAGATCCACGGGACTCCTTATCATCGACGACATCCACCAGGAAAAAGGGTCTGAATGGGTACGAGAGCAACTCTTCATAACTATCAACCACCGATACGAGCAAGGACTCCCAACTATCATTACTTCTCAGTGGCCAATTGAGGATGTAGCAGAACGATACGCTCTTCAGATAGCATCCAGACTCATAGAAACCTGCGAAATAATCGAATTTACTGGAGAGGATAGACGGCAGCAACAAAAATCTATTTTTTAGAACTATGAAAATCAACCACAACGGCATCAGAAAATCCATGGCTGCAAACTTTAACTCCGCGGTCCGAAGAATTCAGTACCTCGATATAAAAGACCAGAATCTAGCACAGTTTCTCGAAGACCTACGCCAGGACATATCAACCACCCTCTGTATTTACGAACCAGGAGACGAACTATACTCCGACCTAAGCGAGGAGGTGAAGCTGATAGATATAGACCCCATCTACGAATATGATCCTACTTTATAAACACTTTACATAATGAAAGTTCTCTCACTCTTCGGAGGTATCGAATGCTGACTCGTAGCACTCAAAAGACTCGGGATCGAAATAGATGAGTATTACAGCTCAGAGATAGATCCATACGCGATAAAAATCACGACAGCCAATCACCCAGAGGTGGTCCATGTATGATCCATCACCGATGTGAAGTATCGAATGGGTCACTTATGCTGGGCTGATTGGGGAGGTACAAAAACCCAAATAGATCTCATGATAGGTGGTTCTCCTTGCCAGGATCTCTCTATAGCAAAAGCGAACGGGAAATGACTCAATGGTGAGAAATCGGGTCTATTCTTCGAATATATGCGGCTCCTTACCGAAATAAGACCTCGGTATTTTTTACTGGAGAATGTAGCCTCCATGAAGAAAGCAGATCGCGACGAAATCACTCGCATCATCGGCGTGGAACCAATTATGATAAACTCCGCTCTTGTATCCGCTCAGAACCGAAAGCGGCTCTACTGGACCAATATACCAGGGGTCCAACAACCAGAAGACCGTGGGATATTCCTCCGAGATATCCTCGAGGACATACCAACCGACGACGAACGGTGGAAACCGATAGATGAGAAATTTCTCACAGAGGATTTTTATAGAAAGATAGGTGCTACCATCGGACAGTTTCGGAGGGGTCAATATTTACGGATCCATGCAGATCAAGACAAAGCACCAACACTCACCCAGAACATGGGTACGGGTGGAAACAATGTGCCAATAGTAATCTGATATACGGTACTTACAGAAGCAAGATCAGAAGAGGCAAAAAGAATAAGACAAGAAAAAAGGAAAGAGAGTGGTGTAGATTTTTCTCCGAGGAGATGAAAGGTATTACTTCCTCGAGAAGACTGCAAGAGTAATTGTCTAACGACTGGAATCACCAAAGAACACATGGTGTGTGGTATCACCCAGAAACCCCGAGGAAAGAACTCTGGAGGCATCGCATACGAGTGAGAGAAGAGTCCAACACTCACTGGATCATTCGAGGACAATAGCAAGCTGGTAGCGGTCCAAGATTACGACTTCATCTGGAGAAAGCTGACACCCATAGAATGCGAAAGACTCCAGACACTCCCAGACGACTACACCAAGTGTGTCTCCGCATACAGACGGTACAAGGCAATAGGCAACGGATGGACGGTGGACACGGTCGCTCACATTTTCTCTTACTTACCATGATCGAAATACTCAGAATCACCTGCAGAACCCATACCAGAGTAAACTGGCTCTTCATAACAATCCCCCAGGTGGGTCTTCCTGAAGACTGGCCACGCCGTGGGTCCCACCTCATCCTGGAAGCTCAACGGCTGGATTTCTGAAAGTTTCTGATAATTTCTGAAGCAGAAACCCTATAACCTTTTCACTTCATGTCCTCCTTCTATTGCGAACATTGCTGAACCCTTCTCCAGGACACCCCAAGAAAATGATACATCACCGAGTGTGATCATTACAAAAAAGAGGTGACGACCGGACGCGCTCGGCTTATGATTGTCAATAATATTATTATCCCATTACCTGAATAAACCATGGAAAACACCTACATACCATATAGCAAGCGCAACGATATCTCAGACCCAGAACTCGCATGACTCCTCGACTATGTGGAGAGAGTCATGGGGTGGGATATTCAATTCTATGAGGGAATCGACGACCTCAAATATTCCTACGACTTCCAAAAAAAGACATTCAATCTCTGGTGCGACGGTGAAGTACAATTTTTGTATTCAAACCTCGACCTGAGAATGCCAAAAGATATATTCTTCAGATCGTACAAAACCCTCCTCCCCGTGATTCGAGATTTATACCGTAATAAATAAACACTATGGCTATCGCATTTCCAAAAAAGCTCCCAGATATGCCCAAAGGAAACTGGAAGGCATGACTCAAATTTTCTCTCAAGACTCCAGAGAAACCAAAAAAAGAGAAGGCCACAGCACCTCCGAAGAAAAAGAAAATGGATGATCTCCTCCTCGAGATAGATACATCCCCACCGCTCAAATTTGCGAAGCCAACCAAGACTCCAAAAAAAGCACCAAAGCCTCTCAAAAGAACTCCTCTCCCACCGCCTACTAAGCCAATAGCTCAAATGGGCAAGAAGAGAAAAGATAGAATCCTCAACGATGGATCAGAAACCGACATGAACCGTGAGATTTGGAATACTCGACCCCAATGGTGTGAACAATGTGGATGTGAAGTAAAAAACGCCTTCATGTGGACCGAGAACTCGAAGGGTGAGAAGGTCCAGAAACTCATCCGCCCGGAATGCTTCGCTCACAAACTCGCGAAAGCAATGTACCCAAAGCACCGACTGAATCCTGATAATATTGCGCTCGTATGCTCCACCGACTGCCACGCTCTCATCGACCAGGAATGGTCCAACCTCGAGATGCGACGACTCCTGGACGAAGAGCTCACGCTTAATTCTTAATCTTTCCTATGCACATACTCCTCTACATCTTCGCAATAATTGCTCCAGGCTTCATGGCATTTTTCTGCTTTGTACAACTATCACAAGCCATCACTGAATCGAGAATGGACCTGAAGGATAAACTCGCAATTTGAATCCTTCTAGCCTCTCTCCTTTACAATCTCTACATACTCACTTTTCTATACTTTAAATAATACACCCCATGAATCAAGCTACAATAATCGGTAATGTTACCGGCGAACCAGAAATCAAAGAAACTCCGAACGGCCACAAGGTCGCCTCATTTTCGATGGCAACCAACCGAAAATATAAAGACTCCAGCTGAAGGAAAGTCGAGGAGGTAGACTATCACAATATAGTCTGCTGGCTCGGTCTTGCTGATATCGTCGAACGCTTCGTCGGTAAAGGAAAAAAGATAATGATCCAGGGACGAATGAAGACTCGAAGCTGGGAGGATGCTCAATGAGTGAAGAGATACAAAATGGAGGTGATAGCAGATACTCTCGAACTCCTCGGAGGTCCCCAGAAGAACGCTGAACACGACCAAGGTGATGCAATAGATGATATACAGGAACCTCCAAAGCCTGCGAAACGTACCAAGAAGGCATGAGATGAAGAAATCGCCATCGAGGATATCCCGTTCTAGAATCTAACCTTTATACCCAATGGCCTGGAGACCTCCCAAAAGAATACCGAAAATAGGTAAGGCTCAGATACTCAAAACTGACGACATGGATAAAAAGAAGATAAAGCAGCAAATCGCAAAAAAGAGATATGAGATCGAAATGCTCCAGATAGAACTGGAGCATCCAAAAAAAGAAAAACAGGAAAAATCACAAATAGGTTTTTGTACAAATTAATTACTTTTTAACATTTTTTATACACCATGTCAAAAACTGCCGTCCAGGAGCTCAGTGACCGTCTCAAATCCGACGGCCTCCTCCTTCAGATACATCCGTACGATACAAAGCTCACAGGGTATCAAATCGAACTCGTAGAGCTGAAGGTCAAGGGACCATACGAGGCCCCCACCTTCAAATTCAAAATCACCGGCATACGCGTCGAGCGCATAGCGGAATCATATACGCTGGCGTTCTACTACAACGTAAGGAGCTACAACGTACACATTCAAAACTGTATAAATAATTTCTTCAATCCCCAGCTTTCCCTCGGTACTCCAGAGGACCAATACCAGGGAGTCGTGGATGACATCCGAAAATTACACTACGAGTACAAGCGCGATACAAAGGACGTCGACCTCTTCATGCTAGAGTTCACCACCATAAGCTCCAAGTACGACACCGACCGTGAGGGTGAAGATTTCACGATTATCGAGGGGTCCGTATTACCTACAGAGTTTATAGAGCTCGTGAAGCTACGCCGTCACCTGGATGGAGAAAAGAGGTTCTGTGCGCTTCTTACGGATGACGACCAAGATACTATTGATAAGCTCACCGAGAAACGTGCTGAGCAGCGTGAGCAACGCCAGCTCCTGGAGAACGCGATGAAGGATCCTCTCCAGGAATTCAGAAGAGCTCTCGAAGCCATGAGAGACGATATCGGTAAGGATAAGACCTACGCCTTTATTAAAGAGTCGATGGAAGCTCTCATTGCAACCCCGACATTCAAAAAGAAAATCAAAGCTGAAAAACCTAAAAAATAACCTTGCATAATCGTGCATATTCTATAATATGGAGCTGTCCGGAATTCCCGGATAGCTCCTTTTTATGGCAAAACGAATAAAGTGGGAAGACAGCTGAAGTATCAAACTCACTCGCTGGCTCGAAGTCTCACGATCGTATCTCATCGAGTACGGTCACATCTCCGAGGATTCTCTCCTCTTCTCTCATATCGCCTCAGAGTGACATGACCAGAGAGAGAACCAGAAAAAGGTCCGCCTTTGACTCCGTCGAGGTCTTCCAGACTTCATTATTTGCATACCATCGGAAATCTCCTCAAATGAGAAGAAAACCCTCTTATTCATCGAGCTGAAGGAACCCAGTAAACTCACTGGGAAAACTTCAAAAGCTACTGCAGAGCAGCTTATATGGCTCGAAGCATTAGGAGGAACCGAAGGAGTGAACACCAGGCTCTGTATCTGATACCAGGAAGTAATAACATTCTTCCTCGACCACCTCTCACTCAAGGCGAAAAGTCGCCTCGACCAGGTAGGACACATCGAACTCATAGAAGATCGCGTGTGGGTGAGAAAACTCTATGCAGAGCTTAATACCGCGAGCGATAGCTAATCACTCGAACTCGCGACCACAAGTGAGGGGAAACCCGAAACTTTCATAGCGGTCCAAGCGGAACCCTGAACATGAAAACCACGAAAGTGGCGTCGATTGGTGAGGGAGCAATTCGAGCCAAGGTGTGCCGGATTTACTACCCGGTGGTTCGTAGAGTCATACAACCTTCCCAATATCGAATAGGCGTAATTTTGCTCATTGGTACGCATAACCTCACCTCTCTATCTTGCAGGGTGTACGATGGGAGGTCCGTGCTGGATGAAATGGCTAACTACCATGGTCCAGCTCCATATTTATTTTTTCATTTTCTATCCTATGACGAACGCTCTCCCATTCTGGACGCTCCAGCATTTATATGTTATCCTTACCCTCGCAGATATTCGAGAGATAGACGACATCCTCGATATCAATATCGTGTTTGGTATTCTTCACCCAGAGGTGGAGAGAATGGAGGAAAAACAAAACGACCTGCGCGATCGTGTGCAACCACTCATCCAAAAGCGAAAAGAACTCGCAGAGATGAGAAAAGCTCGCGAAGCTGAAGGAAAGAATGCTGCAGATATTATCGACCGCCAGGAGAAACTCGATAAGGAACTCAAGGCACTCGATAGTGAGCTCCAGGAGATCCAGGGAACCTGCCCAGAGTTCCAATGGACTGACGCCACGATTGGAATAATCCGAGAGGTGGTCCCTCACATATTCGATAAGCTCGGAACCCAGCATGAACAACTCAGTGGATACCGACGTATCAAAGCAACTGCAGATATTATCCAATTCTTCGAAATTCCATCGCTCAGTTTGTAAAAGGCTAATAAATCGCTATAATACACAGCGACGGACTCTGCTATCGGGAGTACCGATACCGTCGTGAAAAAAGACCCATCCGTGGGCCTTTTTTCTTGCCTTTGCATTTTTGCCGATTCTGCATAGAATGACCTCATTATACATAATCAATCCACTCTATGCCAGATTCAAAAGCAGATAAAGAAATCCGGGTAAGTTTTACGACAGAGATGAAATTGCTCGAAGACCTGATTATTTACGATAAAAACAACAAGGATCACCCAGAAGAGCAGATAAAAGAATTTGTAATATCCATCCAGAAGTACGGCGTCGTGCTTCCTTTGATTATTGATAAAAAGAACGTCATCATCGCTGGACATGGAACCAGAGAGGCGTGCCTGAGAATGTGAATAAAAGAAGTGGCGTGTATCGTCCGTGATGATTTGAGTGATGAAGAGGCCCGAGGACTCCGAATAGCCCACAACAAAATATCAGAGCTTGGTAAGCGAAATAAGCAGAACCTCCTCTATGAACTCCGTGACCTTTGAGACCAATGGCTCGCGGGTCTTTTCTTGGATTTGGATCCATTCGTAGATAACGATAAAGATAAGGAGGAGATAGAAGACGATGCACCAGGAGTCCTGGATAAGTACGTGGTCCAAAAAGGTGACATCTTCCAGCTCGGTGAGCATTTACTTATGTGCGGTGATTCTTCAGATAAGTCAATGGTATCGAAACTCATGGGAGGGAAAAAAGCAGATATGGTGTTCACTGATCCTCCATACAACGTGGACTACGTCGGGAAGGGAAAGAATACATCCAATGGCATCAAAAACGATAACATGAGCGACGCCGCGTTCGAGGACATGCTCCAGGCGTGGTTTTTACGCTACCGCGAGAACCTCAAAGGGGGGGGGGCGATGTATGTTTTCCACTCCACCAGCACGCAAGCGCTCTTTGAGAAACACATAGCAGCGGCAGGCTTTCGAGTCAAGGCTCAGCTCGTATGGAACAAACCGACAGCTCCCATGGGCTGGGCGGATTACCGATGCAAACACGAGCCATTTTTTTATTGCTGAGTCGAGGGAGAGAGTACCCAATTTTATGGGGACAGAACTCACACCAATGTCGTCGATTTCAAAAAGTCCGATGCACAACTCCTGGCGATGCTAAAACACGCAAGAGAGGCTGAAAAAGAAGGCAAGACCACCATCTGGACTATGAAGCGCGACCCCGTGAAGGATTATGTACACCCTACCCAGAAACCCATAGAACTCATCGGCTACGCGCTCGCAAATTCGAGTAAGGCATGAGATATGGTTCTCGACCTCTTCGGAGGCTCAGGAAGCACCCTGATAGCCTGTGAGAAGCATAAGAGAATCGCTCGCACCATGGAGCTGGATGAAAGATACGTCGAAGTCATCATAAAAAGATTTTATCAGTACACTGGAGGAAAGGAACCTATCAATTGTCTCACTCGAGAGATTGACATTAATTCTATCATCGAATAATAATGACAAAGAAAGTACCACCAAAGTCAAAGCCCGGTAAACCACCAGAGCTGGATAAACAGAAAATACTCTCTAAAATCCAGCCGTATTTGATGCTTTGACTAGCCATAAAAAAGGCGTGTAATGCATACAATGTAAAAACAAACTTCCTGGATTATGTAAGCCCAGCAACGGTCGGTATGTGGTATCAGGAGATTGACGCTGTCCGTGACCAAATCGATGCCTGGCGCGAGTCGCCCGACATGATGGCCCACAAAGCGTGGGTCGATAACCTACGCACGTCGAACTTTGCAGCTGCCAAAGCGTGGCTCGAAGTGAAGGATAAGGAGACCTTCGGACCAAAGGAGGACACGATGCCTCGCATGATTATCGAGTTCGCGACGGGTCCGTCACCATTCACCAGCCCGAACACATCACCAACCGCGCACGTGTCGGTCCCTGTGCCAAACCCACTCCCACAACATCCAGACTTTGCCGTGAGAGAGACCAAAAAAAAAAGCGTGAAGCCCTGAAGTTCAAAAAAACCGAAGAGTGGGCCAAGTACCAAAAAGAAATCAAGCTCGTCCGAAAAACCAGGTGGCGCAGGAGGAACCGAATCAAAAAGCAAATAACCTCACAACTTCATGAGCTCCGCGATCGAATGAATGAACATCGTCCGTAAAAAGATTTATGAACTCCAACCGAAGCAGCTCGAAGCATCGTACACTTTCAAACCATTCCGGCTCTACGGTGGTGCTAAGGGTGGAGGAAAATCACACTGGCTACGAGCCGAAGCATCAGGCCAATGCCTCACCACGTGAGGTATCAATGGCCTTATTTTGCGTCGAACTTTTCCAGAGGTCGAAAAGAACTTCTTGTATCCTTTCCAGCGTGAGGTCCCTAGGACCGCGTACAAGTACAACGGCCAGAACCACATCATCAAGTTCTTCAACGAATCAACGATAGAGCTCGGGTATTGCAAGAATATGACCGATGTCCTCAGATACCAAGGTATCGAGTACGACTTCATAGGAATCGAAGAAATCACCCACTGGAGTGAGGATGAATTCGATACCATCATATCATCCCTGCGTACTTCGAAGATAGGCGTGACTCCCAATTTCTTCTGAACTACCAACCCAGGATGAAAGGGTCACGCGTGGGTGAAAAAGCGATGGATAGACCGCGAACCGAGTGAGCAGTACGATATCGACGACTACGCCTTCATCCAAGCATTCTATACCGATAACCGAGTCCTCCTGGAGCGCGACCCGAACTATATCAAGCGTCTCAACGCTCTCCCAGAGAAGCTCAGGCGCGCGATGCGCGACGGTGACTGGGACATATTCGAGGGCCAATACTTCGAGGAATTTCGTCAGGACCTCCACGTCATCCCGCCATTTGTACCACCAAAGGGCGTCAAGAAACGCGTGATAGCATTCGATTATGGATACACCGCGCCATCAGCCGTGTACTGGGGTGCGCAACTCTATGACGGCCGTGTCATCGTATACCGCGAGCTCTACGTGACAAAGCACACTTATAAGCAACTCGCCACCAGGATCCTGGCAATGACCCCAGAGTGGGAACTCGAGGAGATAGGGTCCAATATATTTGCAGATCCCGCCATCTTTAAGAAAAGCGAGGCGACTGGCGTCTCCGCTGAAGACGATATGATCGAGGCGGGCCTCTACATTTCACGCGCGGATAACTCGCGTATCGTGGGATGGAATACGGTCCGCGAATGATTCCAGCTCTTCCAAAATCCGAGTACAGGCGTCGTGTCAGCCCGGGTCCTTATTACGAAAAATTGCAGCAATCTCATCCGTACAATTCCGATGATGA